TTCGTCTAGCGGTACTGCTACGTTAAATGCTCCTGCTGCTGCGGCTACGAATACTTATACGCTCCCTCCTGATGCTGCGACGTTAGGTTATAGAAATGTGCCGGCTGTAGGCGCTAAGACGAGTTCTTATACGCTCCAGACTGCTGATGTAGGTAAGTACGTTGAGGTAGGTTCTGGTGGCTCTATAACGATCCCTGATGCGACGTTTAGTGCTGGCGATATTGTGAGTATTTTTAATAATACTTCTGGTTCTGTGACTTGCACTTGCTCGATTACTACGGCTTATATTGCAGGTACTGATACCGATAAGGCTACTGTTTCATTGGCAACTCGTGGTGTTGCTACTGTGTTATTCCAGAGTGGTACTGTGTGTGTGATTGCTGGCAACGTCAGTTAAGGAAATAGCATGAGTGGAATCATGGCAATGCTGTTAGGTCGCGCACTAGCGGCTGGCGGCTATACCGTTGTACAGACGTTCACTGCATCTGGCACTTGGACTGCGCCTACTGGTGTGACTTCCGTTGACTACCTTGTTATTGCGGGTGGCGGCGGTGGCGGCTCAAATATTGGCGGCGGTGGCGGTGCAGGTGGGTTTAGAACCGGAACAGGATTGTCTGTTACAGCAGGAACGGATTACACAATAACTGTTGGGGCTGGTGGAACTGCTGGCGCGGAAAAAGTTGCAGCAGGAAGTGGAACAAATTCAATCTTTAGCACTATTACTTCTGCTGGTGGCGGCGGCGGCGGTTCAGGCGCTGATGCTGGTTCATACAATAATGGATTAAATGGCGGCTCTGGTGGTGGTGGTAATGGCGACAGAGGTGGCACAGGTGGTTCTGGGAATACCCCAAGTACAACACCAAGTCAAGGAAATAATGGTGGAGCTGGTGTTGGTGGGTCTGCTCCTAACTATGGTTCTGGCGGCGGCGGCGGTTCGAGTGGAACTGGCGCTAATGGAACGTCAACTACCGGAGGTAATGGAGGGGCTGCTCAAACATCAACCATTTCTGGCACATCTACTTATTATGCTGGCGGGGGTGGTGGTGGTACTGCTTTTGGTGGAACCGCAGGGTTAGGAGGCAATACTGCAACCACTGCTAATAAAGGCGGCGGTACTGATGGAACCACATCAGACTCGGCGGCCTCGGCAGGAACTGCAAATACTGGTGGTGGTGGTGGTGGTGGTGGAAGAAGTCCGGGAACCTCCACTGTTTCAAACGGTTCTACTGGCGGCTCCGGCATCGTCATCCTGAAATACACCGTCGCATCACAGACTGTATTTACGTTCAAGTCATCGAGCAAGTGGGTTTGCCCGACCGGCGTGACCAGTGTGGATTATCTGGTTGTCGCGGGCGGTGGTTCTGGTGGCGGCGCAATTGTCACAGGGCCGCAAGTTGGCAGTGGCGGCGGTGGTGCGGGCGGGTTCCGTACTGGAACATCGTTTAGCGTAACTGCTGGCACTGAATACACCATTACCGTTGGCGCTGGCGGTGCTGCGTCATCTAGCGCACAGGGTTCAAGCGGTTCCGATTCGATATTCTCAACGATAACTTCAACAGGCGGCGGTGCTGGTGGCTGCCAGCCAGCAAGCGGAACTACTGGTGTCGCTGGATTAAATGGCGGCTCGGGCGGCGGTGGAAGTAGCGCAAGCGGAGCAAACCCCGGTTCCGGTGGAACTGGAAACACACCATCTACAACGCCATCGCAAGGTAGCAACGGGGGGTCTGGTACTTATACATCATCAGCATACGGCGGCGGTGGGGGCGGCGGCGCGTCTGCGGCTGGCGCAAATGGAACCAGTTCTGCCGGCGGCAACGGCGGCGCTGGCACGGCCTCGTCACTTTCCGGCAGCAGCGTGACCTACGCTGGCGGCGGGGGCGGGGGTACGTACACATCTGGCACGCTTGGATCAGGCGGCGCTGGCGGTGGCGGCAATGCAGCTAGAGGCGGTACGTCTAATAGCGGAACGGCCAACACCGGCGGCGGTGGCGGTGCTAATGGCGGCGCGACCGGCCCAATATCCGGCGGCGCAGGCGGCTCTGGCATTGTCATCATTAAAATCAATCAATAATTATGGAAACTAAAATCTACAGACTTTTCGGCATAGATACGGCGATGAGCTTGCTACGTCCTAATGCTAAGTGGGAGATTTCTAATGGTGTGTTTACTCGTTGGGATGATCCTCGTCCATGCCCGTCTATTGAAGAAGTATATTGGGTAATGGATCAAATTAGAGAGTTTGAGGACAAGATTCCTACTATATGGCTTGATGAAGATTTGGCTAAATTGAAGTCTGAGGCTGAAGAATTTGAAAAGGCGGTCGCATGAACATGCACCATTTATTTCCTACTCCGATAGGTATGTTTGACCTAGACCGAGAACTTACAGATGAGGAACTTCTATTTGTTCGTGGTCAGGAAACCAGACCTAATGAGGGAAATATCACAAGTACAAATAACTTTGTGCTGCGTGATTCTGTAATGACTTCTTTAAGAGGGTGGATTGAGGATTGCGTAGCTGAATACTTTAAAGCAACAGTTAATCCTAAACATGATGTTCATTTACGGATAACTCAAAGCTGGTTTAACTATTCAGAGCAAGGTCAGTGGCATCACAAACACGCGCATCCGAATAGTTTTATCTCAGGTGTGTTTTATCTAAATACTAACGCTGACGATAAGATTTATTTCTATCGTTCTGGCTGGCAGCAGATCAAGTTCCCACCTGAAGAATGGAACCAGTACAACTCTGAGTCATGGTGGTTTGAGGCTATAAAGGGAAGATTGATTTTGTTTCCTTCATCGCTTGAACACAATGTTCCTGCTGTGCAAGGTGAGGATACGAGGATAAGTATGTCGTTTAACACGTTCCCTGTTGGGGTTGTTGGCGACGAACTAAGTTTGACAGGATTGAAATTGGAGGCTTGAATGGCGCACTTCTGCCGTATTGATGAAAACAACATTGTTCAGCAAGTTATCGTTGTTGATAACAAAGACTGCTCTGATGCCAATGGTGTTGAGAAAGAGTATATAGGTGCTGCATTCTGTGAGCGTCTGTTCGGCGGCACTTGGAAGCAGACTAGCTATAACGGTAATATTCGGAAACATTATGCTGGCATTGGATACACCTATCGTTCGGACATAGATGCGTTTGTTCCTCCACAGCCTTATCCTAGCTGGACGTTAGATGCTGATGCTAACTGGCAACCGCCGGTTCCAATGCCTACTGACGGACAAATGTACTCATGGAACGAAGCTAACCAATCTTGGGAAATAGTGGCTCAGAATGGCTAATTACGTTGAATACGACTATTGGACTCAGGGCTATGGCGAAGGTGACCTAAGCCAGCCTGACCGATATGTTGTTGCTGGTTACTGGAATGATGGATACGCCGAGTATGAGGGCGATTCTGCGTCATTTACTGGTACAGCTACGTTTATTGCATCTGCGCTGGCAGAGAAGTACGGTATTGCGACGATTACTGGTAACGCGACGTTTGAGGCTGTTCCTGTAGACGTTATTCGTGGTTCGGCTTCAATTACTGGTGTAGCTACGGTAACTGCTGCTGGTAACTTTATTGTCTCTGGTAATGCTTCGGTTACTGGTGTGGCAACGGTATCGGCATTAGGTAGTTATGTAACTACTGCTGCGGCTTCTGTGGTGGCAACTGCTGTAGTAGATGCGACGGGTAATATCGTGGGTTATGAATGGGTAGTCGTTCCAGCAGAATCTAATGTTTGGGTTAAGCAATGAAGATTACATTCGGAGAATGGTTGCCAGATCAGCCCGGAGTTACTGGTGCTGTGATGGAAGCTGTTAATTGTTATCCTGTTACTAATGGTTATGCACCCCTTCGAGATGCCGCAGATTATTCTGACGCTAGTGGAGAAACTCTGCTCATTGCTTTTGCAGGTAAGTATGCTGGTGCTTCCGCTTTATTTGCTGCTAGTGCTACTTCGATTTATAAGTTCGACTCTACAGATGCCAGCCTTGACCCTGTAAAGACCTCTTATTCGTCTGTAGAGTCTTGGGATGTGACTCAGTTCGGTTCTAAGCTGATTTTGGCTAATGGGGCTAATGTCCTACAGTATTGGGATATGGGAGGCTCTACGACGGTCTCAGACCTAGCTGCGGCTGCTCCTACGGCTAAGTATGTCACGGTAGTTCGAGACTTTGTTGTGGCGGCTAATGTAGGTGGTGAAGAGTCTAGGGTTTATTGGTCTGATATTAACGACGAGACAGACTGGACTCCGGGCGCGGCTTCTCAAAGTGATTCACAGTTAATCCCTGATGGTGGGGATATTATCGGTTTGGCAGGTGGGGAATATGGATTGGTGTTCTTGGAGAGGGCGATTTATCGTATGTCCTACTCAGGAAGCCCGTATTTCTTCCAGTTTGACGCTATTTCTAGGACTTTGGGCTGTTTGTCTAATGGTTCTATTGCTCAGTTTGGTGGACTGACGTATTTCCTTGCAGACGATGGATTTTATGTCTGTGATGGGCAATCAGTTAAGAATATCGGGCTAGAGAAGGTCAATCGATGGTTTTTTGAAAACGCTATTCCAGACCAGTTAATTAACGCTATTAGCTCAACGGTTGATCCTGTTAGAAAGTTAGTTATTTGGAACTTTAAGAATACGTTTGGCGGTAGATATTTGCTTATTTACTCGATTGATTTGGGTAAATGGAGCTACGGAACAACTGATGTTTTCCATCTTTCTTATGGATACACCCCTAGCGCAACATTAGAACAGGTAGATAACTACAATGCGAACCTTGATTCATTGGATATTCCGCTGGATTCTAGGCTTTGGGCTGGTGGTCAGTTATTGGCTATGGGTGTTAGAGAGCAAAAGATCGTAGTTATTTCAGGTGCATACAAAACTGCATACGTTGTTACAGGAGATATAGACGTTGGACGTTCTGTTGTTA